GCATAATCCAAATATACCAGGTGGTACACAAGGACATGATTTTTTTGATAGAACAACAAATGGGAGAAATAATATGAGAAGAGGTGGAAGACCTTCAGTAAGAAAAAGAGGTGGTTCAACAAGACCAATGAGAAGAGGTGGCGCCGCAAGACCAACAGCTCGAAAAATGAGAAGGGGTGGTAGAGCAAGACCAGTAGCTCAAAAAATGAGAAGAGGTGGTAGACCTCGTAGAATGGCACATGGTGGTTCACATTCAAGAAATAATGGATGTGGTCCAGGAATGATGATGTCCAATGGTAGTTGTGTTCCAATGTCTAGTGGTGATATGACACGCAGTTATCGTAGAGGTGGTAGAACACGACCTAATAGAAGAATGATGCATGGTGGACCTCACCCAGCAAGTAGTATGAATGGTAATGGACATGGTGCAAATACTCCAAGTGGTACTCAACCTACTTTTGGAAGTTCTAATGTAGGTGGTGTATCAATAATAGGTGGAACTCTAAACCCACACACAGCACCTAATGGTGGTGTTAACTATGGACCAAATGATACACCAGTAGCTAGATTAAATGGTCATCATTCTACTAATAATAACTTCAGAAGAGGTGGAAAAGTTAGAAAATTCCAACAAGGTGGACATGTACATAGTATTGAGAAACCATCAATTAGAACTTTCGGAAATGGGTACTATGACCATAGCCATAAACACCTACTGGAACCACACAATCAAGTTATGTATGTAACAGGCTCAGGAGCTCATAATCATCCAGGACATCATCATTCAGGTGCACCACATCAACAGACAAGAAGAAGGTAACATTTTATGAAATTACTTTTAGTGATATTAACAATGTCTTTGATTTTTTCTCAAGAACCTTGTGAGGGTACTTGTTTATCTGAAGAAGAAACTATGAATCTGTTTAATAATATACAGGAATGTGAATTTGAGTTAGAAAAATCAAAAGAAATTAACGAAAATTTAAATTCACAGATATATATGTATATACAGAGTGATAGTTTGTATCAATCACAAATTGAGGATTATAAAAGACAATTGGAATTAAAAGAACAAATGATTGATTTAGTTAAACCTAAGTGGTATGAAAATAAATGGTTATGGTTTGGTATGGGTGTAGCTTTTACATCTGGTAATGTAATTTTAGCTGGTCAATTAAACTAATGAGTAAAGATATAAAACAAGCAATACAACGGGAATATTTACAATGCGTAAAAAATCCTGCTCATTTTATGAAGAAGTATTGTACTATTCAACATCCTACAAAAGGTAAAATTAAATTTAATTTATATGATTATCAAGAAAATATGTTGGATGAATTTACTTCAAATCGTTATAATATTATTTTAAAGTCTCGTCAATTAGGTATATCTACATTGTCAGCTGGATATTCTCTTTGGACAATGTTATTTAATCCAGATAAGAATATCCTTGTTATTGCAAAAGATAAAGACACTGCTAAAAATCTTGTAACAAAGGTTAGAGTCATGTATTCAAATCTCCCACAATGGTTAAAAACTCAAGTTATAGAGGATAATAAATTATCATTGGTATTTAAAAATGGCTCTCAAATAAAAGCAGTCGCCGCGACAGCAGAAGCTGGTCGTTCAGAAGCGTTATCACTACTTATAATTGATGAAGCAGCTTTTATTGATAAGATTGATTCAATATGGACTGCTGCTCAACAAACACTTGCTACTGGTGGTGATTGTATTGCTCTTTCAACACCTAATGGTGTTGGTAATTGGTTTCATCAACAATGGGTAGGTGCGGTTGATGGTACAAATAAATTTAATACAATAAAACTTCATTGGACTTGTCATCCAGATAGAGATGAAGTTTGGAGAAAAGAACAAGATAAAGTGTTAGGTCCTTCACAAGCTGCACAAGAATGTGACGCGGATTTTCTTACTTCAGGTCAATCAGTTGTCGACCCACAAATTTTACAATGGTATAAAGAAACAATGATTAAAGAACCAGTTGAAAAAATTGGTATGGATAGAAATTTGTGGATATGGGAACAACCAGATTATTCAAAAGAATATATAGTAGTTGCGGATGTTTCTCGTGGAGATGGTGCTGATTATTCAGCTTGTCAAGTTTTTGAAGTAGAAGGTATGACACAATGTGCTGAATATAAAGGACAATTGGGTACAACAGATTACGGAAATTTTTTAATAGAATTAGCTACAAAATACAATGATGCTTTACTTGTGGTTGAAAACAACAATATTGGTTGGGCTACAATACAAACTATTATTGATAGGGGATATAAAAATTTATTTTATCAATCAAAGGATTTACAAGTTGTAGATGTAGAACATAATGTTACTAATAAATACAGAAGTATAGACAAAAATATGGTTCCTGGTTTTTCAACTACTTTAAAAACAAGACCATTGATTATAGCAAAAATGGAAGAATATACAAGAGAGAAATTAGTAAAATTAAATTCTACACGACTAATAGAAGAATTGTTTGTGTTTATTTACAAGACAGGTTTAGTAAATTCAAAAGCAGAAGCTATGCAAGGTTATAACGATGACTTGGTTATGTCGTATTCAATAGCTCTTTGGGTTAGAGATACAGCGTTGAGAATACAGAAAGATAAAAATGACCAACAATGGGCTATGATGAACTCAATGTTAAATTCAAATGGAAATAAACCAGATATGACAGTTGGTTTTGGAAAAGGTAATATAGGAACTCCTAAAGAAAATCCATATGAAATGAAAGTCAAAGGTGAAAACGAAGATTTAACTTGGTTAATTAAATAAGAGGTAAAAATGGCAGATAATGAAAATATATTAACAAGACTTGGCAAACTATTTCAGAGTAGTATTGTTTTAAGAAAAACTAATAGTGGTCAAATAAAAGTAAAAGATGTTGATTTTACACAAACAGCTTTGACATCAAACTTTATTGATAGATATAATAAAATTCATTCTGGTACTCGTGGACAAACATCATTTGCAGCTAAACAAAACGCTCAAGCTTATGATGTAGCTAGAAAAGAATTATTTAGAGATTATGAGTTAATGGATGCTGACCCAATTATATCATCTGCTTTAGATATTTATTGTGATGAATCTACTGTAGATAATGTTGAAAATAGAATTTTAAAAATTAAAACTGATAATCCAAATGTAGCTAAGATATTACATAATTTGTTTTATGATATAATGAATATTGAGTTTAATCTGTGGAGTTATATTAGAAATATGACAAAATATGGAGATTTTTATTTACATTTAGATATATTGGATAAACATGGTATCATAAATGTAAAACCTCTATCTGTCTATGAAATATCAAGATTAGAAAATCACGACCCTTCAAATCCTAAACTTGTTCAGTTTCAATTAGATGAATACAATGAAACTATGAGAAGTTCAAAGGCAGGAAAATTATATGAAAACTATGAAATAGCTCATTTTAGAAATTTAGCAGATACAAATTACTTACCATATGGTAAATCAATGTTAGAAGGTGCAAGAAGAGTATTTAAACAATTAACTCTTATGGAAGATGCTATGTTAATTCATAGAATGATGAGAGCACCAGAAAAAAGAATATTTAAAGTTGATATTGGAAACATTCCACCAAATGAGGTGGATAACTTTATGCAACAAATCATCAATAAGATGAAAAAAACACCTGTGATTGACCAAAATACTGGTGAATACAATTTAAAGTATAATATGGAATCTATTACAGAAGATTTCTTTTTACCTGTTCGTGGTGGTGATAGTGGAACATCAATAGAAACTTTAAATGGTTTAAGTAATGAAGGTGCTATTGAAGATGTAGAATATTTAAAAAATAAAATGATGGCAGCACTTAAAATACCAAAAGCTTTTCTTGGATATGAAGAAGGTATCGGTTCAAAAGCAACTTTAGCTGCAGAAGATGTAAGATTCGCTAGAACGATTGAAAGACTACAAAAAATAGTTGTAGCTGAATTAGAAAAGATTGCTATTGTTCATTTATATACACAGGGATTTGAAGATGCTGAATTAATTAATTTTGATTTAGAATTGACAAACCCATCTATGATACATCAGCAAGAAAAATTAGAATTGTTAACTCAACAAGTTGATATAGCAAATTCTTTAATGGAAAACAAACTTTTATCTCGTGAATGGATATATGATAATATCTTTGAATTTAATCAACACGAAAAAGAAAAAGTATTTGATGGTGTTGTTGAGGATAGAAAACAAACATTTAGATTTGAACAAATAGAAACAGAAGGTAACGACCCAGTAGAGAGTGGTGAAAAAACAGGTGATGAAGAAGATTTGGAAATGGCTAGAAGAGGTGACTGGGGTGGTGATAGAAGAAGTGGTACAGAAGAAAAAGAATACGGAAACGAATATAAAGCTGATGATATAAAAGATGCTACAAAGTATGAAAGAGAAAGATATGGTAAGAGAGAGTTTAAAGGAAAATCACCATTAGCTACATCAAAGGGTTCAACCCTTGTAACTCGTGAAGGTTTATTAAATCAATTAAAAAACAGATTTGCTAAAAATACAAAAAACAAAAGTATTTTAAGTGAGGACAATATAATAGAAGAAACAAGTGAATAAATATATAAAAAATAATAAAAACTTTATATTTATATATGAAAAACTATACATTGTTGAAAATCCAAAAAGAATGGAGATAAAGTATGCGTAATGTTAAACATAATAAACTGCGTAACACCGGTTTGTTGTTTGAATTTTTGTTACGACAAATTACTTCTGATGTCTTGAATAAGATAGATGATAGTAAAGCCGTACACATAGTAAAGAAAAAATTCAACGAAAATACCGAACTTGGAAAAGAATTAGCTTTATATAATATTATTATAAATAAAAAGTTTAGTGGTGATAGAAAGGCTGATTATTTTATAAATGAAGTTCTCATAGAACGAGCTAATTTAAATAACACTCTCTTGAAAAGAGAGAAATATAATTTAATAAAAACTATTAGTGAAAGTTATGATTTACAGAAATTTGTATCTACTAAAGTTGATAATTATAAGGTTTACGCATCGACCTATAAATTATTTGAATATAAAACAAAATTATCTCCAGAACAAAAAACAGAATCATTTTTTAATCTTGTAGAACATATAACAACAAATAAAGAAATAAAATTATCAGAAACAACAAAAATACTTCCAGATGATGAAGATTTAAGAATACTTACTTACAAAACTCTTTTAGAAAAATTTAATCAAAAATACACTAAATTAAGTGGAGCACAAAAGAATTTACTTAGAGAGTATATCAATAATGTATCTAATACAAATTCATTGAAAGATACTTTAAGACAAATTGTAAAAGGTTTAAAAGAAGATTTAAAATTACATTCTAAAAATTTAAAAGATGAAGTTGTTAAAATTAAATTAAAAGAAGCTATTAATTTTATTGATAAGATGTGTGGTGTAAATGAAAAATCAAATGTAGTTAAAGATTCAAATGTGATTCAAACAATGAGATATTTAGAACTCTTAAAGGAACTAAAGAAAAGTGGAAATAAAAAACAAAAAGTCATTTAATGATTTAATTAAATCTTTGACTGAAGAAATTATAGAAGAAGAAGATTTAGAGGAAATAACAACTACTGGTGATGTTGCTGGATATTCAACACCATTTGCTTTTACTGGTAAAAAAGGTAAAAAAAAGAAAAAAAAGATATCTACTAATAGTACTGGATTTAAACCAGTAAATGAAGCTTTAGATAAAAAAGATTTAGAAATTATAAGAAAATTAATTAGAGATGTAGTTGGAGACATATATAGAGATATATGGCTTAAACGAACCGCTTGGAAATAGGAGAGATTTAAATGTCAAGATATATGCAAGACCCGGATAATGATAATAAACAAATACCAGCACCATTACCAGAAAGTGCTTATGAGAGGGTAACAACTCCATGGCCATGTTCAGGTTCAAAAACACCGAATGCAGTAATGATAGCTAAATCACCAACAAATGAAATTGGATTTTATTTTGGAAGTTCGGCATCATTTGCAGCTTTAACACAAGCTCAACAAATTGATTCACGAAGTTATACAGTATTAGCTAATGGGTCGACTCTCGGTGGAACAATACTACAAATACATCCATTAGCTTGGAGTGGAAGTGCAGCTGATAGGGAAGGTCAAGGTGGGAATGACAGTTTAGTTAAATTCATATATAATAGTGGTTTATCAACTGGAGGAAGATAAAAATGTCAAAACAAGTAATAGTAGATTATATACCTTTTGAGGTTTCTCCTCAACAAATCAATGAATCAATGAAAAATAACGATGGACGACTTATTGTAAAGGGTGTTTTACAACGGGCAGAAGCTAAAAATCAAAATGGTAGAGTATATCCAAGAGAAACTTTAGTTAGAGAAGCTCAAAAATATGCAAAAATTCAAATCAAAGAACGAAGAGCTCTTGGTGAACTTGACCATCCAGATTCTTCTGTTGTTAATTTAAACAATGTATCTCATAATGTATTAGAAATGCATTGGAAAGGTGATGATTTAGTTGGAACTGTTGAAGTTCTCGGAACACCAGCAGGAAAAATCTTAAAAGAACTATTCAAAAGTGGAATCAAACTTGGTATCTCATCTCGTGGTTTAGGTTCAGTTAAAGAAATTAGAGAAGGTGATGATGATGGAACAGTCGAAGTTCAACCAGATTTTGAATTAATAGCTTTTGACTTTGTATCTAATCCATCTACACACGGAGCTTTCTTATCACCACAAAATGAAGGTAAATTAAATGAGGGTGTTGGAACAAGAAATGGAACTTGTTGTCATGATTGTAAAATTGAAGATATCATAAATGATATTTTTCGTGGAGAATAAATATGAAATTAAATGAATTAGCTTTGAAAAAAATGATTTTGGAAGTCCTAACAGAAGCAGATGTTATGGACAAAAAGATTAAGTATAAAGATAAAGAAGGTAATGAAAAGGAAGCTACAGTCGGTGGTATTATAAAACAAGGTGAAGACCATCCAGCTTATAAAAAAGCTAAACAAATGACTGATAAAGGTAAAGGTGAAGAAAAACCCAAAGCCAAAGCAACAAAGATTTCTGCTGACCCATTCGCTAAAGATGATGATTCTGATAGTGAACCATTCGATGTGGGTGGTCCTTCTTATCCAAATGTTCCCAAAGGTGCTAAAACTACAAGACAAGCGATAGATATGATAGATGATGAAAAATCCTTCAAGAAAAAATTTGACATTGTAAAAACCCACGCGAATAAGACTCACGATGCTATTAGTAAACTATGGGATGTTCAAAATGATAAATGGGATTATGATAATTCACCAGATGGTGATGAAGAATATAGAAAATGGGAAAATGAAAAAGAAGAATGGGATGATGCTTTTTCTGAAATACAATCATTAGTTGTAGATGACCCAAATGATGGTTCTTATCAAGAAGATGATGAAATAGCAAAAAAAGTAACAAAAAATTATTATGAGAATTTAAAAAAATTATCTCCACTAGCAAGAAAATTGTTGAATAAGTATGGTGGAGAAAAAACTAAAAAAGAATCAATAACATCAAAACTCAAAAAAGAATTTAAAGAATATGAACTTTATAATAAAAATCTGAGGAAACTATAATGAATTACAGAGATATATTAGGAATGTCAGATAAAAAACCAAAGAAAAAATTAGTTAAAAAACATAAACCCTCTGTTACTGAAGGTTTAAAGAAACAATTTGGTGATGTGATAAACGAAGGTCCTGCTTATGAATATGCTAACTATGTAAAACAGATAGAGAAGACTGAAAATCTACAAGCTAAAGCTGTGAATAAATTTGTTAAAGTATTGGAGAAAAAAGGGTTTAAAAGCGAAGCTAGAAATGTAGCTTATACATATATGACATCTATGAGAAAGTTTAATGATTATTTAAAAGAATTAGTCGATAAGTTACTATAATGCCTTTTAAATCAGAAAAACAAAGAAAATGGATGTGGGCTAATGACCCTGAAATGGCTAAGAAATGGGAGAAGGAAGAAAAGATGAAGAAAGAAACTAGAGTTAGACAACTTATTAAAAAGATGGTTCGTGAAATGATGAAAGAAGATTTCGCTGGTTCTTATCCTGCCCATATGAGAAAAGGATTAGATAAAAAAAGAAGAAAACAATCAGAGGTTCTCGGATATAAATTAACAGGTAAAGATGATGTAAAAACTGAAATTGGTGATGCTACAGTTCATGAAAGACCTAAACCAATCAAAGAAACCGCTAAAAGAGATTATAAAGCAGAATACAAGAAATTTCAATCATCTACAAAATCAAAGAAATACAGAGCAGAATTAAACAAGTACAATAGACAAAAAGGTACTTATGGTAATGGTGATGGTAAAGATGCATCACATAAAGGTGGAAAGATTGTAGGGTTCGAAGAACAATCAAAGAATCGTGGAAGAGCTGAAAAAAGTAGGTTGAAGAAAGAATCAACAAAGGAATATGGTAAATCACTAGACAAGATTGCAAATGATAAAAAATTAAAAATGATTTCTAAAAAAGATAGAGATGTTTTAAAGAAATTGGCAGATATGATGAAAACTGAAGGAAAACTTACAGAAGCCATAACTGGTAGTGATAGAAAAATAATGATGATGATTGTTAGAGAGATACTTGAAAACCTTAAAAAAGCAGGTGCGAAGAAACCAAGTAATCAAATAGGTAGAGGGGTTCTTTCTATTCTCCGTGCTATGACATACACACCAGATAACGCAAATTATAAAAACTTTAAAAAGTATTTTCCAAAGACATTCAATAGTAAATTAACTCAAAAAAGAGTGGCTCAATTTCACAAACAAACAGATAAAGTTCAAGTTACTATGGTTAAACAAGCTATGAATAAAGTTCTTGGTGAAGGAAAACTTACAGAAAAGAAAGAATCAGCAATAGATGTAGCAAAAAGAATTGTAAAGAATCATCAACACGAAAAGGGTGTAGATGTACAAACTGCTAATTTGATAATGAAGATATATCATGCTTATGATAAGAATCCAGCTTTACAAAAGAAATTTGAAAAGATGCCATTAAAGAAATTAGCACAAGGTGTTTGGAAATTTGTAAGATGATTAAACTAAAAGACTTAATAACAGAAGAGATATTAAAAGGTGGTGTAGTATCAGGTGGTTCTGAAGCAGCTTTAGATGTAGTAAGGGCAATGACTCGTGGAAATAACTCAAGAGTAGGTGACCTTTCTAATATGACCAATTGGATTGGACAATATAAAGATGGTATAGAATTTGGTTTAAAAAACAAAATGAAGGTCGGTGGTAAAGTAGTAAGTATAGTACAAATCAAAGTAACTGGTAAAGATAAATTTACTATTGCTTATTTAGATTGGGATGATGGTAAAAGACCATTACTCACAAGAAAAATAATAAAAAATATAAGTGGTAAAAATTTACCAAAAGAATTAAAAAAGAGTGTCAAGGTAGGATAGTGATTTACAAAAAACATTTAAAGCAACATTTAGGAGTTTAGTATGAAATTAACTAAATTAAAATTAAAAGAAATGATTAAAGAAGAACTTCAAAAAATAAATGAAGCTTCTCTTGGTGATGCTTTTAAGAAAAAAATAGATATGTACCAAAAAAGAATTGATAAAGAAAAGGAAGCGTACAAAAAAGCAAGAGACGCTCAAAAGAAAAGGAATGAAGAAAAACTTACAGAAGAAAACGAATCAACTTGGACTTTCGTCTATAAGGGTTTATTGGCTGGATTTCGTAAATCAAAAGATAAAAGATTAGAAGTTGTTGCTAGAGCTGTGAGTTTTTTAATTAAAACTGAATTTGGTAAAGCTGCTAAAAATGACTTCATCAAAGCATTTAAAAAGAGTCTTTAATAATGAAACTAACCGACATATTAAAAGATAGTGGAATTGAATTAGGCAAAGTCTATACAGATAAAGATAAACCACCATTTCAAGTAAATGAAAAGAAAGGTGATGGTAAAGTACATGTACCAGGTCTTGCTACATATTCTTATAAAGGTTTGAAAAAAAATGTTGAAGGTAAAATAAAAGATTTATTAAAAAGAAATAAAAAAGGTGAACATACAGGTGTTGGTGAAAGTCAATTAAGAACTTTTACTGCTATGTGGGTAGCTCTAAAGGATTATGAGGAGGAGAATGACTTATAATGAAACTAACCGAATCAAAATTAAGAGAAATTATTAGAGAAGAACTTCAAAAAGAAGATTTTGGAATGGCTGCAAAACAAATGCAACCATTTTCTTCAAAAGAGGCTAAAACTCTAATTGATAGTTCTTTAAGAGATTGGGCTAAAATTTTAAGAAAAGCTCAATACAAAGTAATAAAAGATTGGATGTCAATGGCCAAAGCTGGTAAAATTGATTATTTTGATTTAGTTAGAGGATTACAATATGGTGATGTATCAAGAGCTTATCCATATGAAACAAAGTTTTTATTTAGTGTATTAAATAAAGATAAAATTATGGAAAGATTTAGAAAGTACTTTGGTGGTAAAAAAGCAATGAATAATAGATTAAGTAAGAGAGATTATTAAATGGCTACTAATACTGAAATAATAAAAAAATTAGAATGTGTTGAAGAAAAACTTTTAGGTGGTGAATTAGAAGAAATTCATACTACTGTAAAAGAAATTAAAGAAGTTTTATTAGACCCAGAAGATGGGTTAATTGTTCGTGTTAATAAAAACACTTACTGGAGGCGTCAAATAGATATACAAGATATACAAGAATTAAAATCATTTAAACAAAATGTAACACATGCGTTGTGGGGTATTTATACCATAATGTTAGGAGTTGTTGCTAAACTGATGTTTTGGAAATAATTATGAGTTTTATCGATGACAGTATAAAAAATGTTAAAAATTCAGTTCTGAAAGAGGTATCCGCTGTTGCATCAGCAGGAGCTTTTGTTGGGAGAGGTGGTGTTGAAGTAGACAAATTATACTCTGGTGGATTTCATCCTGATTCTGGTCATGGAAGTCAAAATTTACAACTTCTTGATAAACAGATTGGGGATAGAAAAAAGAAAAGAAAAGAAATGGAAAAAAAAG